AATTACTCCTGATAATTGGGAAGAACAGCTTGCAAAAATAGAAAAACAAGAAGGTGAATTAGTATTCTTGGCTATGACAATACCGGATTATGAGATTATGGCATACAATATGCAAGAGATAAAAAGATATATTACAGAATTAAAAGACGTGGTTGTGTATTATAGAAAAGTAACCACAAATAATAATGAGTAAATCACCCGAACCATATGTGTATCAAGCTACTATAGAAAAAGTAGTAGATGGCGATACTATTGATGTTACCCTTGACTTAGGGTTTGATGTCCGCCTGTATAAACAACGCTGCAGGTTGGCAGGCATAGACACACCTGAGTCAAGGACCCGTGATTTAGCAGAGAAAAAATTAGGGCTTGCAGCAAAAGATAGATTAAAAGAACTTTGTATAGGTAAAATTAAAATACAGTCTTTTGGTAAGGGTAAATATGGCAGAATATTAGCTATACCTTATACAGAAAAGGGAGAAAATATGTGTGATATTTTAGTAAAAGAAGGACACGCAGTAGAATATGATGGTGGTAAAAAAACTAAAATTTGGGGAGATTATTAGTATGCATATATCAAGTGAAGGTATTAATTTAATTAAAAAGTTTGAAGGTTGTGAATTAGAAGCATATAAAGACGCAGTTGGAGTTTGGACTATTGGATATGGTCATACAAAAAACGTTAGAGAAGGTATGACTATTTCTAAAGAACAAGCTGACAATATGTTACTTAATGAATTAGATGAGTATTGCGAACATGTTGAAAAAGCAGTCAAGATTGATTTAAAACAAAATGAGTTTGATGCTTTAGTATCATGGACGTATAATTTAGGTCCAACAAATTTAAATGAAAGCACTATGTTAAAAGTTCTGAATGATAAAGATTTTAATGAAGTGCCTCATCAAATTAAACGTTGGAATAAAGCAGGTGGTAAAGTTTTACAAGGTTTAGTAAGACGTAGAGAAGCAGAAGCTTTATTATTTGAAGGTAAAGATTGGACTGAGGTGTAAATGGCATTACAAAAATTAATATTCAGACCGGGAATAAATAGAGAAGGCACTGACTATGATAATGAAGGTGGTTGGTTTGATGTTAATTTAGTTCGTTTTAGAAAAGGTAGACCAGAAAAATTTGGGGGTTGGTTAAAATTAACAGCTAATACTTTTTTAGGCACAGCAAGAGCTTTACATAATTGGGTTACTTTAAGTAGCACAAAGTTGTTAGGTATAGGAACTAATTTAAAATATTATATTTTAGAAGGCTCATCTTACAATGACATAACACCTATAAGATCAACTACTGCAGCAGGTGATGTTACTTTTTCTGCAACTAATACAGACGCTACAATAACAGTAACAGATACTGCACACGGAGCAGTAAAAAATGATTTCGTTACTTTTTCTGGTGCTTCTTCTTTAGGCGGTAATATAACTGCTGCTGTATTAAATCAAGAATATCAAATAGCTAGTATTGTTAATGCAAACTCTTACACAATAGAAGCTAAAAATACTAGCGGAGTAACTGTTACTGCTAATTCTAGCGACACAGGTAATGGTGGGGGATCTGTTGTAGGGGCTTATCAGATTAATACTGGTTTAGATGTGTTTGTTGCATCTAGTGGCTGGGGTGTAAATACTTGGGGTGATGGAGGTTGGGGTTCTACTTCACCTATATCTGCATCAAATCAATTAAGACTTTGGACACATGATAATTTTGGTGAAGATTTAGTTATAAACCCTAGAGGAGGGGGCATTTTTTATTGGGATCAAACTAATGGTCTAAACACTAGGGCGGTGGCTTTATCATCATTATCAGGAGCTAGTTTAGCACCTACAGCAGGACTGCAAGTTATAACTTCAGAAACTGATAGGCATTTAATAGTTTTAGGTTCTGATCCATTAAACGCTAATGAAGATGCTAGAACAGGAACTTTAGATCCTATGTTAATAACTTTTAGTGATCAAGAAAATCCTGCAGTATTCAAACCTTTAACTACTAATACTGCAGGAAGTTTAAGATTATCCTCTGGTTCTTTAATTGTAGGCGGAGTCAAAGCTAGACAAGAAATATTAATATGGACAGATACCTCATTATATTCTATGCAATTTATAGGACCTCCTTTTACTTTTGGAATTAATTTAATTAATGAAAATTCCGGTTTGATGGCTCCAAAAGCAGCTATAACTACACCGAAAGCTGTTTTATGGATGGGATATGAAAATTTTTATGCTTATACAGGAGCTGTTAATAAAGTAAGGTGCACAGTGCAAAATTATGTATTTAGTGATATTAACAGAAATCAAGCTTATAAAATATTTGCGTTTACTATAAATAATAAAAATGAAGTCGGATGGTTTTATCCTTCTGCTTCGTCTGATGAAATAGATAGATATGTAATATATAACTATGAAGAAGATACTTGGACATATGGACAACTTATTAGAACTTCATGGTTAGACGAGGGGGTGGAAAATTTCCCACAAGCTAGTGCTAATAATTATATTTATCAACATGAAACTGGTTTTGATGATGATGGTCAACCTATGACAGGTGTGTTTATAGAAAGTTCTGATATTGATATTGGTGAAGGTGATACGTTTTCTTTTATAAATAGGTTAATACCTGACGTTAAATTTTTATCTAATTCTGGTGGCGGTCAATTAAATATGGTTACTAAAGTTAGAAACTTTCCTAACGAGGACTTATCTACTGCTAATACTAGTGAAATTACTTCTACTACAACTCAAAAACATATAAGAGCTAGGGGTAGACAGTTTGTATTTAGAGTAGAATCAGATGATGATAACGCACCTGCTAATACAGGCACAGGTTGGAGATTAGGAGCTACAAGAGTAGATGTAAGGCAAGACGGTAGAAGGTAATGGCTAAATTATTACCGACTAATTTGCCTTTTGCAGTAGATGAAGTAAGTCCAGAATTATTTAATAAATTAATTAGAATACTTGAACTTAATTTAGGGCAAGTAGATATATTAAATACTTATCAAGTAAATACCACAGATAGAGATAAACAAAATTTTAACACCGGCACTATAATTTTTAATACTTCTACTAATTCTTTACAGCTATGGGATGGGTTTGAGTTTGTAAACCTCTCTACACCATTTACAGCTAAATGTATTGTAGGAACTGCTACTTCAGCTGTCGGCTCAGTGACTGTTACTATAAGTTAAAAAACTTTATCTTATTAATAATAATAGCTATGATATAAAGTATTCAGGAGTCAATAAGACTACCTGCATCTATTTATAGATTACATAAGGATTTGTATGCAGGGAGTTTATGGCTAAAGCAAAACGTAAAGAAAAATCTATACGACGCACTACTAAAGGCAAAGGGGCTAATTACAGACCTACTAAAAGCGGAGCAGGTATGACTGCTAAAGGTGTAAAAGCTTATAGACGTAAAAATCCCGGATCTAAATTAAAAACTGCAGTAACTGGAAAAGTTAAAAAAGGCAGTAAAGCTGCAAAACGTAGGAAATCTTATTGTGCAAGAAGTGCAGGACAAATGAAAAAATTCCCAAAAGCAGCAAAAAACCCTAATTCAAGATTAAGACAAGCTAGAAGAAGATGGAAATGTTAGAAAAACAAGGAATAGGTTCTTTATCTAATATGGTAGAAAAAGATTTTGAGTCTGCACCTGAGTATGGAATAGGTGGTGAACTTAGAAAAGCATTTAAAAAATTAGGTCCTGCAATCGGGGCTACTATTGGTGCTGTTATAGGAGGACTTCCCGGTGCTGCAATCGGTGCTGGTATTGGAACGAAAACATCTGCTAGTGATAATTATGCACAAAATATGTTACTTGCTGCTGGTTTAGCCGGTGGTTTTGGTGCAAAGGGTCAAGGGTTTGGAGCTACTTTTTCAAACCCCGGACAAGCATTTAGTTCAGCTTTTGCTAATGTTGGTGATTCGACTTTAGGTAGTTTATTAGGTATAGGAGAAAAATCATCTGCTTTAGATAAAATATTAAAAGATGAAGGCTATACTAAAGTAAAAGGAGGTTATAAAAAATCTGATGCGTTTATATCTGATATAGGTGCGAATCAGCTTTTCGGTGAAAAAGCCCAAGCTGCTGCTGAGGCAGCTAAAGTAGCAGGAGATAAAACTGTATTAGATAGAATTAAAGGAGGTATAGGTAGTTTAGAAGAATTTGCTGAAGAAAACCCTTTAACAACTCAACTTGGAACACAATTAATATTTCCTAAATTAGTCGAAGCTATTTATGGTAAAGACCCATACGGAACGGAGGGTAGGTTTAGTTTTGCTGAT